TGGACAGCAGGTAGGCGCGAATGACGTCCTCGAGTTGTCCTGGCGCAAAGGTCGGCACTGAGTCGCCGAACGTCTCGGGCAGCTCGGCCCGATAGTCGCTGACCTGGAAAACGCCGCAGGCCGCCAACTCATAGGCTCGCGGATTGAGGCTCTGCGCGCCCGCTACGTGCTCGACGCCGCGGCCGTACGTCTGGGACGTCCGATACAGATTGAGGCCGATGCGGGCCCGCCTGTAGAGATTTACGGCCATGTCATTACTCATCGGCCCGCCGCGGACATACTCCCGCAGTTTTGCGCGCGAGCCGAGCAGCGACCAGTTGCCATACAGCCCCAAGTCGATGCCCGTCCAATCGACGGCATTCAGCTCGTCGATGCGCTCCTCGAAGCCCGTCCCGACAAACACGACGTCATGCGCGGGCACGCCCACGTCCGGCAGGGTGTGGTGATGCCGAGCCGGATCGTAGGCGTGGCGCAGGTAGCCGGCACCAAGGCGCTGGGCCGACGTGCGCTCAGTGGTCCAAACGACGTCTACCAGGCCCGCCAGACGCTGCTGGGCCTCATCCTCGTAGGGTGACTCGGTCAAGAGCACGGATGTCCTGAGACGCGCCCTGTGCAGCATTTCGAGCACGTCCGGGTGGAAATAGCAACCGCTGATGACGAGCACCCAGTGGACGTCATACCGCAGCGCCATCTCGAAGGCTTCGATGCTCGCCCGATAGATCGTGTCCGGCCACGTTGGCTTCTGCTCGGGATCTTTGCCACGCGCTCGCCAGAGTTTGAACAACCAGTCATGTGCGAGCTGCAGGCGATGCTCGAGGCTGTAGTAGAAGACCTCCACGCCCGGCTGGGCGCGCAGCGCGACGAGATACCCGTCCTCGACGTCTTTGGTCGAGAACGACGCGCCGGCGCCGACCAGCAGGACGCGCAAGGCCATTAGCCGCCGCTGACCCTCTTGCTCGGGTCGGTCAACTGCGGACCTGAGACGCGGACGCTTGGATCGGTGGGTGCCTGGCCGGCACCAGGATTGGATGGCTTGGGCGCTTTGGCAGCGCCCTTGTTGATTTCCCAGGACGGAGGCGGTGATGACGGCATGACACGGTTCTCCTTTAGGGTGGGTTGATGACGGGGACGCAGCCGCAGCTCGCGGTCACCTGGTAATAGGCCAGCAGATCCATTTTGGTCTGTTCGACGAGTTCCGGTGGTGCATCCACCGCCCATGTATGGAGTCCGCTGTAAACACTCAGGTGTGGGCATTTCCACGCCAGTATTTGGACACCAGGGCCAGAGCTCAGAATGCTGTAACCGGCATTCGTCACGTGTGGATTGGAAGCTGGATCTTGGGGAAGAGTGGTGTCAGTCATGGTTTGATGGCATCGACTCCAACTTGATACCAGGCACCAACGGCTACTCTGGGATCGTGGTGCCGGTCGAACTCGCCGACAATGAGAAAACCAGCGTTCATGAGCGCGCGACTCAAGGTGAACTTGTCGTACGCCCACTGGTGATGGCTAGGCTGCGCCGTCGAAAACAGGATCATCTCGCAGCACTCGTCCAGGTCGCGCAGGTCGCGATGCACGCCGGCCGGAAATTCCGCCGGTGACGGCTCGTCCAGGATGTAGCGGCGCATCACCTCGCGCGTGTCGGGCACCATAATGCCGAGCCGGCCGCCAGGCTGCAGCACCCGCCAGCATTCGTCCAGAAAGTCACTGGCGTCCTTGCGCTCGAGGTGCTCAAAAAAGTGGCCGGCGTAGATCTCGGTGACACTTTCATTCGGCCAGGGCAGTGGCGGCACGCGCAGCACCACGTCGACGCCGGCATACGCCGTTTCATCGATGTTGGTCCAGCCGGGCTGGCGCATTGGCAGATCGCCCGAGCCGATGTTCAGCCGCACGGTGTCCACGCTTATCGCCACCAGAGCTGCTCCGCGGACGGCCGTCCAACACTGATGACTGCATTGATCCAGCCCACGTCGCCACCGCTCAGATTGAACGCGCGGACCGCCGCGTCCAGGTCGCCCTCGTAGCGCAAACCCCACTCGACCTGATGCGCGATGTCGCGCGGAAAGACCAGACAGTCGGCGTCAATATTGGCGGGCCGCAACTGCTGCTCGTGCCAGATCGTGTCACCCCAGTACGTTTGCATGCGGAAAAACAACGGCCGCGGGTGGGACTGAGAATCGATGGCAAGCTCGATCGCCGCCAGTGAATCCGCGGCGGCGATGTTGTCGTCCTGCGAAAACCAGACCCATGGTGCCGTGGCAGCTTTCGCCCCGAAGGTGCGCTGCGGCTGGCCGACACAATGCAGGCCACCGTCGTGCTCGAGCCACGTGAAACCTTCTGCGATGACGCGCGGCTTGCTGTACTCGAGTTGCGCATTGACTGCGCCGTGCGTATCGGCCACGACCAGGACCTCGACGCCGGCGCTCTCCGGCTGGGCGCGCAACGACTCGAGCGTGACAGCTAGGGTGTCGCGCCCGATCGTCGGAATTACGACAGACAACCACGGCGTCACGTCTGGATCTCCACGCGCACGCTCGCGCCTAAAGCGGCAATCCCCGCGATATCGACGCGTCCATACGCGCCGCCGCCAGTCACGCGCGCCCATGACACGTTGCCGCCCAGGTGTGGATCGGCGTCGATGGCCAGCTTGATAGAGTTATTGCCGGTCGGCGACAGGTACGGATTGAGCCACGTCTGGGCTCGCGCGAAACCGGGCTCGAGTCCGACGAGCACCCAGATATCGAAGTGCCAGAGCGTGTCGCCGTCGTAGGTATCGTCGAACGTCCAATCGACGAGTCTCGGGTAGGCACATGGAAAGTTGGGCTTGTCGGGCTCGGTGGCGTAGGCCCGCAGCCCTGTGATGGTGTCTAGGCGCGCTTTGATGCCCGTCTGAATCTGGTCGACCGTCGGCTCGGTGACGATCGTCACGGGATCGGCTGGCCTGCCAGATAGGCGACGATGTTCAGCCCCAGGCGCGCGAAGCCGGCTTCGATTCTGGCGCGATTCCGGACGAACGCCGGCTGCATGTACGGCTGTGGCTGGATACCGCGGCGGGCGATCGAGCGCGCCAGAATAAACGCCTCACCGCGCAACGTGCTGCGTGAAACACCGCGGCGCCGCTCAGCGATCGGATGCCAGTGACGTTGCACCCAGCCGATGAGCGCATCCACCGGCGGCATCCTGGCGCCGGCGCGGCGACCGAACTCGACGAATCTCCCGTATCTGACACCAGGCCCGACCTCGCCGACGAGACTCGGGAACGTGCCCGTGATCTGGTTGTTGATGCTGCCCGACAGTCGCCGCGTGTCCTGCGGTGCCAGCGTGCGCGCGTCGGCTTCGATGAGCAGCAAGCTGGCCTGCAGCGTGCGGCGCATGTCGCGCTCCATCTGCTCGGGCGTGGTTTGCAGCCGACTCAGAAAGGCCTCCCACTCCGGACCTAACTGGATGCTCACTTAGACAAGAACCCAGTTCGCCGCCGCTGCGCGGCCGGCGCCACTCGCCGTGACGTACGGACTCAGCAGATTGACCACATCCGAATCGCGATCGATCAAGGTCGCGAGCTCGCCCGTCTGCGGTGCCTCCCACATGGCAAATGGCACACTGAGGCGCGCGAAGTAGCGATTGGCCACCAGAATGCAGGCCTGCTCAACAGCTTGCGGCGTGGTGCCGAAGCCCCAGTACGCAGTGACGCGCGCCTGGTAACCGACGATGAACCACGAGGGCGCCGTCGCCCTGAGCCGGATCTGGGTGTAGCCGCCCAGCCCAGCTTGCAGATACAGCGGGTACAGGTCGTAGTCGTCGGCGTCGAGATGAACGGAAAACGACGCGTTGCCCACCGTGTCGACGTCCAGCGCCGTGATGCTGGTCAGATCCATCACGTCGAGTCGATCCGGATCATTCGGCGCGAAGTAACGCGCGGTCGCGGTCGCATCGACCGGATTGAAGGTGCGACCGGTGTAGTGCTCGATCCACGCCGTCGCAGCGTCCAGGGCGCGCTGGATGTCGACATCGTCGACCGTATCGGCTATTTCTACGGCGGCCTTGAATTCGGCGAGGGTGACGTAGCTCATGGCAGCGGATGAAGGGCCGGCGCCTCGTATCCGAGACCACCGCGGCTAGCTGTCCGCAGCATCCGGCCCTCGACCCGCACCGGCTGCCGACTCCAGGAGGCGAAGTTCAGCCGGGCGCCAGAAGAGAACGTGGTGGTCGTGCCGTCGTCCCAGGTCACGCGCACGCCACCACGTCCCACGACGTATCGTTCAGGACGGTGGCGCCGGCTCGGGTTGCGGCTCCGGCTCGGGCTCGGTTCCATCCTCGTCCTCTTCTTCCGGTTCCGGTTCGGGATTCGGGTCCGGCTGCGGATTGGGATCTTCCCTGTCCATTACGGCACTCCCGTGACCTTAGTGAACGCCGTCGGCCGCCAGACAATGAACGCCGCGCGGAGCTCGGCCAACAGCGTCTGGATGTTGCGGATGAACTGGTCGTTGACGAAGCCGATGCGCACGACAGCCTGCTCACGATCGAACAGCGTGCAGCCCATGTTGAAGTCGCCGACGAGCGCTGTACCCACCGTCATCGCTTCTGACTCGACGACCGGCAAGCCCCAGAGCGTGTTGGCGCCCACCATACTCGGTGGTCCCATCAAGTAGCCGCCGAGTGTGCCCGTCGCCACGTTCTCACGCGCGAGCCTGGCCGACTGCCAGTTATTGGGATGCATGACCACAGCCGAAGGTCGCGCCTTACCCGTGACTCTGACCAACGTTCGGCCCTTGAAGATGGCGTCGAGCACGTTGTCGGTGCCGAGCGCCTGGACGTTGATGTTGTTGTTGAGGATGCCCAGGAAGTTCTCGCCCGTGCCGTCGCCCGCGACGATCTGCGTCTCCAGTGCGAGCTGCAGGCCGAGCAGCAGACGGCTGTTGATGATGCCGCGGATCTGTGGCGCGTCGCCGAGCATCTTGTTCGTGACCGGCACCCAGTGCGCCAGAGTACGGACTGGCGTGGTCTGCGCCGCATAGCTGAGCGCCGATTCGGGCTTGGTGCCCGTCGTACCCGTGGTCGCCGTCGCCTCGGCCACCATCGCCGCGTTGTTGGTGAACGTGGTCTCCTGGACCCACTCGATCACGTCCGATTCGGTCGTCAGCCGGGGAATCAGGTCCAGGACGTTGATTTCGCGCTGCAGGATGCTCAGCACGCCTGGCTGCATGTCGTTGGCGACGAATGGCGAGCCTGACGGCAGCGATTGCCCGGTGCCGGCGTAGACCAGCGTCTTCTGCAGCAAGCTGCCCCACGCCAGCAGGCTGGTGCCCTCGCTCAGCTGCACGCTGAACTCGTTGCGGTGCAACGATGAATTGAACGAGCCGCCGGCCTTCATGCGCTTGTACTCGTTGCTGCGCACGAACTGGTCGCCAGGACTCAACTGCTGCGAGGTGACGGGGTCCTCGAAGGATTGTCGATGACCATAGGGCTGGCCGTATTTTTCGAGCCCGCCGCTGATGCTTTTCTTGCGGTCGAGCGCTTCCTGTAAGCGCGTCTGCTGGTCCATCAGGATGTCAACGGTCAGCAGGTGCCGCCTCACCTGGTGCTCGTCCTCAGCGTCGGTGATGATGCCGTCGTATTTGCGTTCGATGGCATCCGAGCGGTCGTACTGGTCCTTGATGTTGGCCATGAGCTCGGGCATGACCATGCCCGCGACCTGCTCTTTGGTGAACAGCGGTTCGGCCTTGTAGACCGATTCGGCCGTGCCGTTTTGACTCATACCGGGACTCCCAGGCGCTCGAGGCGCTTTCGCACAAGGTTGAGATGCATGGAGGCGATCGAGGGCCCGGAAACAACGGGCAAAGGTAGTTGTGCGGCCTTGACAGCGGTGATGCGGGCCTCCTCGTTCATAGGGATGCTGACAAGGCTGATTTCGAGCAGGTCGACGCTCTTCAGTTTGCGCACCGAGTGAACGTCGTCGAACTCCTGGTCTTCGGGGATGTAGCCGATGGACATGCTGTCGATGGCGCCGTCCTTCAGCAGGACGTAAGCGTCATGTCCGCGCGTGGTGCGGCTGATCAGAAAATCGCCGTGCAGACCGCGGTCGTCTTCCTTGAGCTGCATGACCTTGCCGATGGGCTCGGACATGTCGTGCTGCCAGAGCAAACGTGGCATGCGCTGGGCGATAGTGTTCGTAAAGGCGCCGCGGAGGACGACGTCGCCACCCTCGTCGACGTTGCCAAAGGTCGAGGCGTAGCCGCTGAAGGACCAGCCGTCGTCGCCGCGGCTCTTCAGGTCCTCGAGGAGAAAACCGACCGACTTGTAATCCACGCCGCGGCCCTCGTGCGCGCTGGCGGCTCCAGGCCACTCGGGCGCGGTAGGGGCTCAGCGGCCCTCTCGGCGGATAACGACGACGGGTAGTGTGCGAATCTTAGAGCACGGCTTGCAAAACGTCTGCACATTGCCGGCAGACGCGTCCGACTTGAAGAGCAGATGCCCGCAGGACGGGCACCGGTACTCTCTCAGGCCGCTTGCTTGAGCCTGAAGCTTTCCAGAATCTCGGTCCACGCTCGGGGCCAATCGAGAACATGGTTTGCCAGGGAGTGCTCTATGGCCACTCGCCGCCGCTGGGCCTTCCACAAGCGCCGTCGCAGCGCACAGTCGTCGACCAAGCGCAGCAGCGCGGCTTGCCATTCGGCGGCGGTCTCGGCGACCAGCGCATCCTCCTCGGGGGAGATGCATGGGCCGTAGAGGGTGGGCGAGCAGACCGAGACCGCGCCAGCCAGGGTGAACTCCCAGAGCTTTATCGGTGTCTTGCAGCGATTGAAGTGGTTCGGCGCCACACTGCAGCAGGCAATGTCGATGTTTCTCAAGGCGCGCGGGTACTCGGCGACGGAGAGCCAGGCCAGTCGGTGCAGCCTTCGCGCCGGCACCGCGTCGCACAGCACGTCAGGGAGAAAACCCTGGACGACGAAGTGGACGTCTGGACGGAGCTTGGCGACGTTGTGCCACGCCTCGGCCACGGGCTCGAGGTCCTCCTGGTATCTGGCGCCGCCGGCCCAGCCGATGGTCAGGTGCTTTTCGATCCGACGAGCGCCCTGCAGCGTGCGACGAAACCACACCACGTCGATGCGATTTTCGACGACCACGACCGGGGCGTCGGTGTACTGGCGGATGACGCTGGCGAGCTCGGCGTTGCTGGTGGTGATACCGTCGCAGAGTCGGAGGGCGGCGATGCGGTCTCGTCGGTCTTGCTCGAGGTCCTCGAGACTTTTGTCCTTCTCGGTCGTGGCATGCTGCCGTGCTCCAATCTGCGGCGTGAGCACGTCGTCGTCGAGGTCATAGATCAC